AATACAACGTGCTGGTAAGGCCCGACCCTATTGAGGAACGGACAAAAAGCGGCATCATCCTTACGGATGCAACAGTAGAGAGTGACAAACACGCGCAACAACGCGGCGTCATCGTCTCTATGTCCCCTGCGGCCTTCGACTATGCGGAGTGGCCGGAAGGTGGGAAACCTGAAATCGGTGACCGGGTATTGTTTGCCCGATACGACGGCATCCTTGTGAAGGATGGCGAGGATGAATTCCGCCTTGTGAAAGACAAGGCTATTGCAGCGGTGATCGAATGACCGACGTTCAAATGGCTCCAGAGGCTCAAGAGGCCCCCGCTCCTGATGTAGCGGCCCCTGACACCCCGAATGACGCTCCAGCCCGTGAGACGGCGTCCCCGCCCGATCTGGAAGCCCTTGCGAGGGAGATGGGCTGGCGTCCCAAAGAGGACTGGAAAGGCGACGACTCCGGCTGGCGTGATGCCGGGGAGTTCGTCAAGCATACGGTCGATGCTAACCGGACGCTAAAGCGCGAGCTTGGCGAGGTGAAGGACACGATCAAGGGTCTGTCGAAGACCAACGAGAAAATCCTTCAGCGCGAGTTGGATAAGCAGCGTGTGGCCCTAGAGCGCAAGTTCGCTCAAGCGGTGGATGCGAACGATCCGACCGAGGCCCGCCGTGTCTCTGCGGAGATTGATGCTCTTGAACGCCAGCCTGTCCAACAGGACTACAAGGCCAAGTTCAAGGCGGACAATCCGTGGTTCGGTGACGACAAGGAAGCGACCGCTTACGCGACTGCGATGGCTGGCGTTGCCGCGTCGGAAGGCAAAGACCCGGACGCACAGTTGGCCTATGCCGCTGAGAAGGTCAGAAAGCGGTTCCCTGAGCTGTTTGATGCCAAGCCGGTGCAACGCAACGCCCCGTCTGTCGAGGGTGGCCAGCGTGGCGCTCCCCCGCCGAAGAAAACCTATCCCCCGGCTGTTCTGAATGCTGCCCGCCAAGCCGTTGAGCGCAAGCGGGCCGATAGCGTTCAAGAATACCTTGCCATGTATGATGCGGAGATGCGCTGATGGCCCGTCCTTACAACAGAAAGCCCAAGATGACCGAAGCACCTGTCCGGGTTAGCCCCGCTATTGCGCGTGATGAACCGAAAGCGATTGAGCCGGTTGCTGAACCAAAGCCGGAAGCCAAGTCGTCCGGTATCTCGCCGCGTCGTCTTCAAGAGATGCGCGAAAGGCGTGAGCGTAATAACGGAACGCTTGACACCATGACGGTCATGCGCCTTGGCTTGCCCGACGAAGTAATCCGTGATAACGCTGATTGCGAGCTTCGATGGGTCAACGATGAAGGTGGCCGAATCGAACAACTGACCCAGAGGAACTACTATGATGTGGTTGAAGGGGTCGAGGGACGGACTGTAGGCACAAGTGCTACAGGCGTTCCCATAGTCGCTAGACTCCTTCGGAAACCCAAGGAGTTCGCGGTAGAGGACCGGAAAGCCAAGCTGGACCGTCTCAATCAAACTGAGAAGGCCGCGCTGAAGGGTGAAGGTTCGGGGGCTGCGGCTCCATCTTCTGCGGGCATCTACGCCCCTTCCGATAACACCATCAGGGGCTTCAAGCCCTAAAGGAGTCTTTTCCTATGGCTAATCCTAACTCTCCGTATGGGCTGCGGCCTGTACGCGAGCGTGATGGGTCGCCCTACAGCGGCGCTGCAAATACGTATTTCGTCCCTTCGACGGATGCGACGGCGCTGTTTATCGGTGATCCGGTCATTCTCGCTGGTTCGGCTGATGACTCGGGCGTTGCCCCGACCGTCACCCGCGCTACCGCTGGCGCGACCAATCGCATCACGGGCGTTGTGGTGGGCTTTCAGCCTAACCCGGCGTTTGTGCCGTTCGGTTATCGTCCGGCTTCGACCGAGATGTATGTTCTGGTCGCTGATGATCCGGACATCGAATACGCGATTCAGGCGGATGCGGACGGCGTCGCTGCTGCGCAGATTGGCCTCAATGCCAACCTGACGGCAGGTTCCGGCTCGACTGCCACGAAGAAGTCGGGTTTCATTTTGGACGGCACCACGCCTGCTGCGGATGCGACGTTCCAACTGCGCATTCTCGGCCTTGAGCCGCAAATCAATAACGAGGTCGGGGCTTATGCTGACGTTCTCGTTCGTATCAACCTGCCGACCGAAGCTGGCGTCGCCAGCGGCCTTGGCATTTAAGGGAGGGCTTGATCAATGGCTGTGATTACACGCTCTAATCATCCCGACGCGCTATGGCCCGGCGTAAAGCTGTGGTTCGGTAAGGAGTACGGGAAATATCCCAAGCTCTACACTCAGTTCTTCGACAAGGAAAAGTCGGACAAGGCTTGGGAATACCTGATTGAGGCCACTGGCTTTGGTCTGGCCCCGGTCAAGACCGAAGGCGCGTCGATTGCTTACGACTCGGATCAGCAGGGCTACAAGAACACCCTGTACCATGTCGTTTATGGTCTGGGTTACATCGTGACCCGCGAGGAGCAAGAGGACGACCTGTATCGGGAAGTCTCCGAAACCCGCGCGTCGTCGCTGGCCTTCTCCATGTCCACGACCATTGAGATTGTTCACGCGAACATTCTCAACCGAGGCTTCACTGGCGGCGCTTATGCCGGTGGTGATGGTGTGGCTCTGTTCTCGACCGATCACCCGACGCTTTCGGGCAATCAGGCCAACACGCTTGCCGCTGCTGCGGACCTGTCGGAAGCCTCGCTTGAGGATGCCATCAAGGTTCTGATGCAGATGCGCAACTCGCGCGGCCTGAACATTCCGGTTGCCCCGACGAAGCTGATGGTCAATCCGACCGAAGCCTTCAACGCGGAGCGGATTCTGAAGTCGAACCTGCGTCCCGGCACTGCGAACAATGACATCAATGCCATTCGTTCGATGGGCCTGCTTCAGGACGGCTATGTCTCGAACCCCTATCTGACGGACCTCGATTCGTGGTTCCTGAAGACGGACGTTCCGGGTGGCCTGAAGTCGATGTGGCGTCGTGAAGTCGAGCTTGAGCGCGACAACGACTTTGACACCGAGAACCTGAAGGCCAAGGCAACCGCTCGTTTCGTCCCCGGATGGGGCGATTGGCGCGGGGCGTTTGGCGTTCAAGGCGCGGCCTAAGTAACTGATTTCCCGGCGGCTTTCGGGTCGCCGGGAATATCACAAGGTAAGTCATGGCTATTCGTCCCGACACACGCGGCGCACCCGATTACCTGCCCGGTGGGGTCTGGGCAATTTGTGCGCGCTGTTCGTTCAAGCGGCGTCGTCCTGACATCGCGAAGGAATGGACGGGGCTTATGGTTTGCAGGGATACTTGCTGGGACCCTCGGCCTGCTATCCTGACGGCCCCTAACGTGGGTCCAGAGGGTGTGCCTTTGCCCGATATTACCCCGCGCCCCCCCAATCTGTTCATTGACCCTGAAAACCCCGTCCTCCCGGAAGACCTGTAGCGATGGCGACCAGCAACAGCATCTCAGAGCTACTGACGGCGCGGGATTTTGTCACGCAAGCCATGACACTGATTACGGTGCTCGGTGGCGGTGAAACGCCGTCTGCGGACGATGCGGCACAAGGGCTGACGCAACTCCAATGGATGCTAAAGAGTTGGCAGGCTGACGGCTGCAACCTGTGGCGCGAAGAAGAGGAAACGATTGTCTTCCCCGCTGCTACGGCGACGGTCACGTTAGACCCGCGCATTCTGGATGTGCAAGAGGCCCGCGTTGAAATTGATCCGACATTCCAGCGCATTCTGGACCGTTGGGAGCGGGGGGAATACATCACCCTTCCGAACAAGACAGCATCGGGTCAGCCAACTATTTTCTATTTCCGCCGCAAGCGTGACACGGTGACGCTGACGCTGTGGCCGGTGCCGACGATTGAAACCAATATCTTCTGCACGACGGCCCGCGTGATTGAGGATGTGACCGATCTGGACCAGAACATTGATGTTCCGCAAGAGTGGTCGGAGACGGTGACGTATAACCTTGCTGCCCGCTTGCTGGATAGCTTCGGGATTACCGAGACGCGCTCCGTGCTGGCGGCAAGTATCGCTTCTAAGGCGGCAAGCCTGTATGAGAAGTTGAGCGGGTTTGATCGGCCCTCTGCTGTGTTCCTTCAACCTCAATACCCCTACAGAGGATATTCCCAATGAGCGGCGCTCTTGTATTTGTAGATTACACAACCAAGGGAAGCCGTTGGGTTAGTTCCAACGATCCGTTGCCCGTGTCGGTGCAGTCAAGCGGTCTGACCTCATCGCAAACCTTCACCCCGGCGGCAGCAGCTTATGTCGCTGGCGATGTGATGCAGGGCGCGCGCGAGTTTACTAGCATCGGCCCTGCGGCGGGTGGTGCGGTCCTGATTACCAATACTCGCTTGCGGGTAGATGCGGCGTCTATTGCGGCTGGTGAAACAAGCTACACGCTGCAACTCTATACCGTGACGCCGCCCTCTGCTTTTGCGGACAATGCGGCATGGAGTCTGCCTAGCGGAGACCGTGCAAGCTACGTCGGGTCTATTCCGCTTGGCACTGTTGCGGACGTTGGTGATACGCTTTGGATTGAGCAGACGGGCTTGGCCAAACAAATCACTGTCCCGTCCGGCGGGTCGCTGTTTGCCTACCTTGTAACCAACGGATCGTTTACCGCGACCGGAGCGGTTCGCACGGTGTTTCTGACGGCGATTGCCGCGTGACGCCAGC